TTTGTTCACCGGTAGATTCTTCGTATTCTTCGAGGTAGTCAAACAAACCGCGCAATCCTAAATAGCTAAATGTTTTCGGTCTGTTTTCTTCAAACCAACGTCTAAATTCGTAAAAGTTTACTGTTGTTTTCATATTTGTTTTATATATTTAGTTAATTTTTCTTTTATGTGTTCTTTGTCTATCCATTCAATAAATTCGTAGCTATCGAACCAAACAGTTAATTCTTCTCCGTTTTCGTCAGTTCCGGCAATTGCTACTTCATTTTCGTGAGCCATAAACGTATGAATATTGAGTCTTTTATGATTGTTTTCTTGACTTACATCTTCGTTAGTCTTTTCTTCTAGCTCCGGCATTTTCATAAATTCTCTCTCTAACTCTTCCCTTGTCGGCTCGTTAGTTTCAAAAGTGTGATTAATTATTGATTTGTTCATAATATTAAAGTTTTTTTATTGTTGTTTATATATAATTTTTTTAGTTTTTCTAGTTTTTCTTTTGTCCTTTTATTTATCGCGTCCGCTTCGTCTCCATAAATATTGTACCAATAAGAACCTTTTGGCTCAAGCTTAACTTCGTGGGTTTCGTCTACGTTATAACCCGTTTCATTTGAATAGTTAGTTCTTGCTTTATTTACTTGCTCTTCGGTTCCAAAAAAGGTAACATTGACCGGAGCGTCTTCATAAATATTCTTTTTATAAAAAGAACAAGTTATACACTTATAATTCATTAGTTCCATTTTAAAAAGTAATACAAAGAAATAAAAGCCATTATAGTAGTCGAAATTGTAAGCAACCAAAAATCATAATCGATTTTTTTTACTTCTTCTAATTGATAATCCTCGAATAAATTTATATATTCTCCGTTTGCGTTTTTTTTGTAAAAGAACTCTGCGGTTTCTACAAAAGACAACTTAAAAGAATGTCCGGTTAATTTGTGCGTTAATTTGTACATAATATATTTTTTAGTTAATAATAGTACAAAGATACAAATTAATTTTATATAAACAAATTTATAAACGTTTTTTTTAACAAGAATTGGTTTGTAAAGGGGTAAACGCCTAAAGCGGCATTAAAAGATTGAGGGGTGTTTTTCCGTTGTTTAATATAACCGCAGCTCCAACCGCCGGTCGTTTTCCATACTTCGCATAAGCCATTGCATAAGATTTGTGATTGATACCGCAACCGACCTGCGTGCCGAATACTCTAAACTTTTTTCCAACGTAATGCTCGGTGTAACATTGTGTATGTAGGTGACCTTGAACCGTATTCATCATATCTGCTCGGCATTTGGTTCTAGCCGTGCCACCCTCACCGTGTATATATTGAACTCCGTCTTGTTCGTATCTTTCAACAAAATCCCAGTTCGGAGTTTGTAAAACCTCTTTATAAGATTTTATCCATTTGCTTGGAATAGCTGATGTTTGTGCTTTACGCATTATAATACGATCGTGGTTACCTATTATAACTTTAGTTCCTACTTTACTAAAAGCTTTATACCATCTTGAAATTTTTTTTATTGCTAACTCTAACTCTTCTAAACCACCCATTCCGTCAGCAGAAGTTTCGTGATAACTACTATAATGATTGTCGATTATATCACCAATAAAAACTACTTGGTTACACGAATAGATATTATATTGCTCAACGCAAAAATCTAAGTAAGAGTCTAAACAAAATGGTTCGTGCAGATCACCGACGACTAGAACATTTCTAGTCTCGGTTTTCCGCATTTTATATAAAGCTTGAATTTCGTGTGGTTTTAATCTAAACCTATTATTCATTATTTTTTTACTTTGTTAGGGATAAGCTTGTCGACTACCCACATTATCTTATTTAATATTGAGTTGTCTTTTTCTGTTGGTGTAAGTCTAACGATTATTTCTGCAATTGCTAAAATTGCTAATAAAATTTCTGTCCATTCCATAATTATTTATTTTTGATTATTAATTTTATGTTTTCTCCTCCTAAATTTAAAATTTCTTTCATAAGTAAATCCATTGCTAAGGTTGAGTTACCAACAAAGTCTTGTTGACGAGTTTGTCCAACTAATATGCAACCCCTAGTGTGCGAGGGTTTATTACCCCTATGAAATAAAATATATGAGCGGTTTGGTACGTCCTCAACAATTAAATGTAAATAGTCTCTTGTTGCACTTTGTCTTGCCGGTCTTAGATTAACTTTGTATTCTCCAGCCGGTATGCTAGAAACGCTTCTTTGGTTTTCTCTATAAGGTAGCTCTAAAGTTTCGCATAATTTTTCTCCGTTTAAAAAAAGCTGACCTAAAGTAGAGTTATTAGTAAAAGTGTCCCTTATAATCAATAAGTTAACGTCCCTGTCCTTTGTATTGTTTTTTATAGGCGTTTTGACTTTTACTTGCATTTTTGGAGTGTATTCCTTTTCGTTTTTTTCTATGGCTTCTAACAACCATTTTAATAGTTTTACGAGCCATTTATTTATTGTTTTCAAATTTTACGAATTTATATATTGTGAATGATATTGCTAATATTAAAGAAACTAGCGTTAATATTTCGTTGCAGTCAGTTATACTAAAACCAATCGCGCTTCCGTTAGCTATTCCTACTTGAAGTGTGTCTTTTAGATCGTTCATCTTTATTCGTTTTTTGCTTGTCTAAATAAGACTTAAGCTTCGTTACATTTTTAATTTTTGGCTTGTAGTATTTTTTCATTAGCAACAACCCCCTCCGTCACTTGCGTTCAAGAAGTTTCTTAAAGTTAATTTAGTTCCTTGTTTCATTGGTCTTTCTAAGTTCATACCATTATAATAAGCGTTTCTATCCGGAGAAACATCAGCACCGCTGTTTTGATTATATTCCGGAAAGCTTGGTTGATTATTTGTTATGTATTCAATCATTCTTTCTGTGTAATATTCTGCGGTGTTTCTTATTTCTTCTCTTAAATGTTGCGCTTCTTCTGTACTTAAAGCTTCTCCCGTTTCGCTTGTTTTAGAATAGATATTGCCGTTTTCAATTTTAAATCGAAGAAATGGTATTGCGTGATAAAAAGCCCAATTCGGTAACATATCACCTATATAATCATCTAATAAAGTTTTATAATTTTCGTTACCGACGTTTCCAATAGTTCCGGCGGTTATTAGATCTTTTATTTTTTGGTTAAGCTTTGTTCCTAGTTTTGGCTCTACATACAATTTTTGTGCTTGTCGTACATATGGCAATAACAATTCCGTGCTTACATTTAGATTGATAGCGGTGCTATCTTTTAATTTTTGTTCTGATATGAATAATACGTATGTTCCCATAATTATCTCGGTTCTAAGTAGCCGCTATTAACCATTCTTTTTGGCGGTCTTGCTACTAAATTATCATTCTTTTTTGCGGTAAATCCCTCGCTTTTTGCTTTTGTATATCCTATATTTTTATCGTCTTGAATGTTGTCCGGATAGTAGACGTAGTTTTCATCGGTCTTCGGAGCTTTATACACTTGTCTGAGCCAGAAGTGGTGGCAGTTAGGTCCACCCTTATAAAGCCAAATAGAATATTTATTGCTCCCGTAGGGACCGAAACCCGGATTAACCGCTATTTTTTCCATTCGCATTATATCCTCTTTACGATATATTTTTTTAGCTGCGGTCATTTTTTTACAAAATTCTCTTTCCGTTCCGCTTTCGTTTACTAAAAAGTTATCGTTAGTATAAACATATCTTACTTTATAAAAAGCGGTTTTGTTTTTATTTAATCCGTCTTGTTCCGATCTTGCGTTAGGGTTTGCTCTTCCCGTCGAAGTTAACTCTATTTGCTCGTTCATAGAGTTGTTTAGTTCCTTTTCGTAATCAAACTCCATATGTTCTCCGTCTACGACCTCTTCTTTTATAAGCTCCCAATCTTCCGGAATATCCTCCAACGTATCTAAAAAAGAATCTAGTTCCGTTTTAACACTTAGATCAAGCTTTTTAATTTGTTCGTGATTCTCACAAGGCATAAAATATTCTTTCCCGTCTTGCGTATGCACGTGGCTTCCTTTGCAACCTATTTTTTTTGCTTCGGCTTCGGCTTCTTCTTTTGTTTCAAACAAAGGGAGTTCTACTCCGTCGGTTATCATACTACCAACTTTAGCTAAATCTTCTTTGACCTCTACATTTTCTTCTAACGGAGCATATCCAAGCTCTTCTCTAATTTCGTTTTGAGTTAAAACGGCTGCTAGATCTTGGTTTGTGAACTTAGTTGTTATTGGTTTTAATTGAACAAAACTAACTTCTAAATCCATATTGTTAACCGCGAAAATAGTTTGTAAAGTGTCAAGTAAATTTAACTGAAATCCTCGAACTACTGTATTGTGATAAAAGTTACTAGCCGCATTTAATTCGTCGGCATTACTTGAAAAACCGGTTGCGCTATCAATACCCATAAGCGTTTTAGAAGTAACTCTATGCGCCGTTAGAATATTTTGCACCAACAGTTCTTGCAGAGCTAAATATTGTTTGTCCGCGTCACTTACAGTTATCGGAGTTATTTCCGGAGTTCTTGTTTTATCATCTGAGAATGTGAGTACAAATTTACCACTGTTTTTAGCGCCGCTAAATTTATCAATCAAGCTTTGCTCTATTTGGTAGCGCTCTTCTTGCGTCGGCACACCATTCGCGAAGCTGATAAAGTAACTCCCGCTAAAACCGTTCTCTATATTGTTGAGATGAAACTCAGCTACTTTCTGATCCACTAAAGCCCAGTTGTTCCCCGCGATGTAATCCGGAGTGTGGTAAATGTCCATATTTGGCGAATAAGATCCCGCATATATTAATTGACTTGCAGCCGTTCTATCTTTAGTGTTAAAAGCGGCTATTGGATAAGGTTTATTCATTCGCGTATTACTCCAATCAGCGCTTATAAAATAGGTGTCAACTTTACCCATTGCGTTTGGTCTTCCCGCGCGTACTCTTTCAACCGGCACGTGGTGAATCTCAGATATTTCCGTTTTTTCTCTGTTCCAAATTACGTGAATTGCATAAGCACCTTGAAGCTTAAAATCAAAAGCTAATTTTTTTATAACTTGATGCAAGGTTTCTTTACTATTTGCGTGTCTAAAAAACTTTTTTAGTTTAACGTACATATCCAAGTTTTCGTCGTCACTATCTATTACAATATTCTCACCCGCTATCATTTCTGCCGTTGCGTTGATTATAGCGGCGTGTGTAGATGAATTATAATATAAATCGATAAGAAACTGCGGATAGAGGTTTTTCCAGTCATCAGTACCATATTCGATGTAATCTTTCCCTCTTACTTCTTGAATAATTGGAGCCGTTTGTGTTTCTAGGTTTATACTTAAAATTTTATCATTCATATTATTCGTCTTTATACCATTCAGAATTACTTGTTATTTGAAGAATTTCTTCTTGGTTGTATTGTTGTAAACCTACTAAAAAAGCGGGTGTTTCGTTTTTGAACTTTAAAATACATTTTGTATTATCTAACGACAATCGAAGAGTCTCTAAGCTTGTTTCTTCTACAAGATTAAA